CCTTCTGCCTGTCATCATCCGATGTGTCTCCGAAGTAACTGACTGTCGAGTCCGAACCATAGGCTTTCTTCAGTGCAGCCTCGATGTTCTTTATGTCGTACCTGAACCTAGACCATATGATTACCTTACCGGACATCTCCTCGATGGTCTCGAGCACTGCATCGATACGCCTGCTTTTGAACTCCACAAGTTCTTTGTCATCGGTCATGGTATGACCACACAATACCTGTTGTAGTCTGAGTAGCTGAGTCATTGCCGCAGGTGCGGACACCAGTCCACCATCATCGAGCAATGCAATAGCTGCGTTTTTCAATGTCATGTAGTGCTTGATCTGCTCATCAGTCAGGCTCACATGGCGAACCGTGTACACCTTGTCGGGCAGATCGAGGGCATCCTCTTTGGTTACCCGATACGAAAAGCCCTCCAGCTTGTCACTAAGCTCATCAAGATTTCTATACCCCACGACCTGTTGAAAGCTGTGACCGCCCATCCGCTGTGTTCTTGTGATTGCATACCGTCCTTGGAATGAATAGTACGACTCGAAGCCAAGCAGTTCTTTGTCCATGAATCCACACTGTGCGTATAGATCCATCGGCGATTTCGTAACGGGCGATCCGGTAAGTATACGTCGAAACGATGCTGCCTTACCAAGCGCAACCAGAGCCTTAGTCCTCTTGGCTTTTGGGTTCTTAATAGTTGTTGACTCATCAACTGCAAGTAGGAAAGTCGAGCCACGAACAAACTTCTCCACGAACGCTCTGACCTTTGGCGTTGCAAATCCTTCCACGTTGACCAGTAAGATGCGGAGCTTACTACGCTCTTCAATACCTGATAACAGGTGTTCTTTCTGACTCTTGTTCGGGTTCGGATTCCAAACATAAACCTCGTGTTTAATATCGTCCCGAAGGTGCGCTGGAATTTCTGATACCTGCCAGTTGCGATACACGCCCTTGGGTGCAACGACAATTGCAGTGTCGATCTTTTTGTTTTCGTACAGCCACGCCATGTTGTCGATAAGAACTTTTGATTTTCCACATCCCATCTCCATGAAATAGCCGTAGTTTATCTTATCGTATGAACGCTCGAGCGCAACGCGCTGATGCTCATACGGCTGAGTTTTATATTTGAATTTCATAACTGCCCCTTGCTAGTCCTCGAAATCTCCAGACATTAACGAATGCTTTGCTGCCTCCAAGTGCCAGATGATCTCAGCTACGTCCTCTATCGTAGTCATCATCTTGATGCTGCCATCTGCCGCCGTGCCTACAATGATTGCACTATCCATCATCTTTGCAGCTATGCCACACACCGCAGCCACTGAGGCCATCGGCACTTTGTTTACCTTCTGCTTTGGCTTCAGGTAAACCACATTGTTATCATCATCCGTCATCCAACTTTCCTCGTAGCTCTTTGGCTTTGTTACGCATATCCATATAGACCTCGAGCCTATATCGGGTCTTCTCTGCCTCACGATATAAGCCTGAGTCCATAAGTTGTGTCAACTCATCGTCAAGAATGCGGATGATCCTGTCCATTGATTTGGTCTCACTCATCTCCTTAACCCAGCCGCCATCGCGTAAACTTTCCATAAAATACCCTCTCATCTCTGTCCTGTTCTGTTTCAAATCCATACCGATACTCTGCGACCTGCTGCTCAGTCATCTTGTCCTGACCTACACGAGCCATCGTCTTGTCGTCATTGACCTGCCAGTAATGAGGTTTGAATGCCCGACCATAATACCTGTCCGCCGAACCTCGATCCTTGGGGCTATTGTTATGCCCCCATGCTTTTGTTTCAGCCATCCTTCGGCTCCCACTTAACCTCTTTAACCATGCCGCTATACGCTTCCTTGGCTATGGTCTCTCGATGCTCACCCCAGATTTCAGCCAGCATATTAATCACATCATCCAAAGCCATATGATTTACCAAGTCCATATAGCCTTCCATCCTGCTTGAGAACTGATGCCAAGTCTCACAACTATCCACAATATTGAGAGCCTTATCCTCAAAGTTTTCTTCCTGCTCCATCATCATCGCTTTGACTCTACCCATTATGCGGCCTCCTTTATTAAGTGATCTACAGCCTTGGCGTGCTCTCTAATAACAGACAAATCTATGCTTCCATCTGCCGAAAAATACCAATGCTTCCCAACGTGATTTAAATAATTCAACAATATCTTTGCACCAAGCGGCTTAACATAAACCTTCCATTGAAAGACAGGAAAGCCCACGTTTAAAACGTGTTTGCTGTAAGTGTCAGTGGTGGAGTAATTACTGCCTTTGCCCCTAGTGTAAACGTCACCCGATATGCGAAACATCTTATTACAGTCAGCGCGTAGTCTAGTGCTGATGTTGTTTGGTGTTCGTAGCAGATTGGGTATGGAGTCAAAAAGTTCCTTAAACTCAATTACTGGCACTCCAGAAACTTTGTTGGCTTCAATTTCTGCTTTGGTAACCCCCTTACCTACACGCCACACTTCTTCACAGCCGTGATACATTCGTGTGACTGGATGAGGCACATTAGATTTCTTTGTCCACTTACCCATAAGCCTTCTCCCTTCTTCTCTTAGTTCGCTCCATCACCCGAACAAAGATTTCATACTCCTGCCGATCCGGAGATTTAAATAACTCCGATAAACTAGCCCTCGAAAATATCGTAGTCTCAGGTCTATAAACCACGCCATACCGATCAAAGTCATCGGCTCTTGGATCGTCCTCAAACATTACTCACCGCCTTTCCTAAACATTGGCAACTGATAACCAAAGCCGCCTGTCATGTTGAACTNTGNCTCCAGANCANTCTTGGCCTTNGCCAGCTTCGGCAAGATACGAGCATCCGACAATTCAAAATCCTCGCANTCAGTATAGTCACACACAAATTCCTGTATGACTTGTGCCGCATCCAGTATGGCCTGCATCTGGGCTGGAGTCAGCGTATTTTCTAACGCCTCAACCTTTTTAAGACGATCTGCCTCACGCTTCCTTGCCGCCATTTCATACTTATCTGGTCTTCCCATTATCTTACTCCCTTCCTAAGAGTTATTGGTTTGGACAAGGCATCCTTCTGCCATGCCCGATGGTTAATTCTAAGATGCATCTGCCTCGAAAGTATAGGTTTACGCAGACCCACTGTGCGGACAACTACGTCCTTGGAACTAGGCTTCGGCATCGCCAACCTCCCAAATCCCTTCCATAGTCCAGTCTTGACCGCCTTTACTTTCCCAGCCATCTATGTCGGCATTACCTGCCATTTCCCATGCTTCGGCTTCGTTACGAGCCTCGACAACTAACTCATATCCCACATCCATTGTGGCAGTTACTTTGTACTTAGGCATCCTGCATCTCCCTCGCTGCCAGTTCAGCATTGATCGCAGCCATAGCCTTGACCATGAACTCGCTCGATACCGACCACCGATCCACGCCGCCATGCAGATTGAGTCCACGCTCCGACCAGTCAGTCAGCGCATTGCCCTTGCCCAGCGGATCGCGCATCTTCAACGTGCTGTAATAGTAGCGACTGACAAACTGACCATACTCTTCAGCCAGATAGGCTTCGGTCTTATCATCAGAGTTACGCATGATAGCCGCCGCACCAGAGTCCATGTCATAGAACTCGATCCTCGGCTCATCCTTGTCATGCTCCAGACAATGGTTAAGACCATAGTTGTCACCCTCGAACACGATGCGAACGCACCACCGGACTCCAGACTCAGGATCAACGGCTTTATATGTCACACTCATTGGATATCCCCTCTCTTCAAAGCATTTGTGATTAACTTGTTGGACAACGCATGGCGGTCTTCGACTGCCGAACCCCCGACAATCTTGCCACCACCATCGATCACACCCATTTCATAAGCAGTGCGAATTTCATCCTCAATGTTGAGAAGATCATCATAGCCAATGATGCAACCAAACTGGTCATCCTCGCGCCACTTAGCGCACTTGTCTTTATCATCTCCTGTTGCCCATTCAATGATCTTTGCTACACGCAATATTGCTGAAAATTTCATTACTTCTCTCCCTTTGCTTCGACCCTGAGATCGTGCGCCTTGTCCTCAAGCAGATAGGCAATCTCATTGGCGAACGAGTCGTCCAATGTTCCATCCCTAAAACACTTAGCCCAATGCTCTAGGCTGTCCGCATAAGCTTCCTTACTCATTACATCATCTCCTTACCATCTAACCAAATCTGGCTAGTCTGTTGGTCATACCGCTCTGGGCAACCGTCCGCAGCCAGATCAAAAAGCTCGTGAGCCTGCGTTTCTGCTGCCTCGACCGACTCAGCGCGAACCTCGATCTGTTTCCAGACCACCGCATTTACTTCCACAAGATATGTTTTCATTCTACTGCCCCCTAATCCAACAAAACCATATAGGCATGCGGCTCGTGTTTCCTAAACCAGTCACAACCCTTGCGGACTTCCTTGTATAGCTTGTCCTGCATCTTTGGATCACTGGTCTTTTCAGCTATCAATTGAGCACCCATGACAACGTCATAAACTGCGACAGCATCGGCAGGCAAACCCACCTTCTGGCCGCTGAATATGTTTTCACAAACTTCAGGCTCATCGCCCACGATACATTCAAACGGTAGCTCTCTACCCAAAAATCCCTTAGTCATTATTTCTCTCCCTTTGCTTTGCGGATCATCGCGATCACTTCGGAATAAGTTTCCATCACTGCAAAACCATTCACCGAACAAGCATCATACAAAAGATGATGTTCATCCGGCCTGTTTCGGTGTTCACGCATCACAACAAATGCCCGATCACAAATGTAATACTCATCGCCATTCATTAGCGTTAATTCCAACTCAATAAACTTTTCCATTAGCAATACACCTCCTTACCAAACACACCCAACTGGATGATATAATCATAATCGTTAGCGTCCAACTGACCCAACTCATCGACAGTCAATGCCAGCCGCTGCCGCTCTGGATCAAGCAAATTAATGCCGTCAACAATCACATCAAAAGCTTTGACGCGATGGGTCTCAGTCTCCTCACTGGCTTCGTAGTCCTCATAAGAAACACCAGAAGTAAACCAATCGTCCTCGTCCTCAGTATGAATGACGATCTCGAAGTTAGAGTCCACAACATCGGAACCAGTCTTTAAATCATGCCCACCAGTGTGGATGTACGCGATCCAGTGGTTCGACCCACCTTCCAATGCACCCACCCAGATAGCTTCGGCAATCTGTGCCCACTCTTCCTTGGTTGGTGTGTACTCAACCATGATAGTCGGATAGAACTTCTTCGGCTTCAGCAAATCCGCAAATGGCTCTGCTAGTATCTCAGCAAAATGGCTGTCAGTTAGATTTGGTTTATCGTTAGTCATTGGTTTGATCTCCCTTACTTGCAAGTGAAACAATGCAGACGTTTAACTCTTTCGCAATATGATACATCTCATCCGCAATTTCGATATCAGTTGAATGACGCACATCTTGCATGACGCACACCTCAAACTTTTCAAACGCATCTTGCAGTTGGTACATCGCCTCGCGAATGTTATTTATTTCATGTAAGTTTTTACGCATTGGTTTGATCCCCTTGTAGCTTGAACCTTGAACCTCGAACCTGTATGATTTCGAGTAACTTTAAATGTACCGTATCAGCTTTTCGTAACTTGTACAACTTTAAATGGGAATAATAAGTACACATTACAAGAGCCATATAATGTTTTTTCTGGGAAAAAGTTTTTGTTTTATTTTTTGCTATATTTAGTGGAACAAATGGAACAGGTGGAACAATCCTTACTGAGCAACAATCATAGCTGTTCCAAAGCTGTTCCACTGTACCAGTTATAACGCTGACTAAGAGAGGTTTTTGGTTTTGGAAAAGAGTAAACCCATAGAAAACACTATAGGGAAGGGTGGTAGGCCAGCAGGCTTGACCAACCGCCAGAGAGAATTTGCCAAGTATTATGTCGAGGGTAAATACTCGAACGCTGAGTGCGCGAGAAAGGCTGGCTATGCTGAGAACAGTGCCACCAACCACGCTGCCAAGATGCTCGATGGTAAATCTTTCCCTGAAGTTCCTGAACTTATTAAAGAGCTTCGAGAGGCCAGAGAGCGCAGATATGGCGTGACTGTATTGGGTCAACTCAAACGCTTTGAAGAACTGTCCATGTCCGCTGAAGAGGCAGGTCAATTCAGTGCCGCTATCAATGCTGAGAAGATCAGGTCTAGTCTGGGTGGTTTGACCATCGATAGGCGCGAGTCCACCCATGTCCACCAGCTTGATAATATGTCGCGTGAAGATATTGTTGCCAGACTGGCAAGCCTTCGGAAGAATTACCCCCATGCTTTTGCTGATATGAAAAGAGTTGAGGATGACAGCGACAGAACAATCACTGTGGAAGCTATTGAAACAAAACCTACCAAAGAAAACGCACTGCGAGAGGATTGAAAACCGCAGTGGTGAAGGGATGCCGGACGTATACCTATGCATAAATGGGGTTCCGGTGTGGCTAGAATTAAAAATAGTAAAAAATGGGAGAGTAAAAGTCTCTAAGTCGCAGATTGCTTGGCATTGCTCACATTCGCGCTGCGGCGGCACCAGTTTTTTCTTGGCAAACGACCCCTCTACCTCTGACCTATTTTTATTTGACGGCGCATCGGTGATCGAGATCAGCGGTTCGCGGATCGATGACCTGCGGCCTGCGGCCTT